GACTGCAGGCCGGTGATCTCGGGTCGCGACTGCAGGCCGGTGATCTCGGGTCGCGACTGCAGGCCGGTGATCTCGGGTCGCGACTGCAGGCCGGTGATCTCATCGAGTTCGAACTATCGACGAAATCGTAGAGGCGGCGATGGGCGCATTAGGCACCCCTCCCATCCAAATAAAAAAACCAAAAAGCAACTTCCTTATTTACTTTCCCTACAATTCTATTACACTTCATTATTTACAAGGAAACCAATGATCCCAATATCAAACCCCGGTTCCCCCGCAGCCATCGCGGCAGGCTGTCTCTGCCCGATCTCGATGAACAACCAGGGCAACGGCGTATCGACGAACGTGCCGAATCTGCGGCGGTTCATCCACATCAACAATTGCCCGTTACACGGCACTCACCATCCGCAACACACCACCACCACAATCGACAGTTCAGGAGTCCAGCGATGACCCGGATATTCCTCGCTCTCATCTTGCTTGCCACAGCCACAAGCCGAATCACATTCTCGGCTGACCCTGCGTTCGCCGGCAGGTACTTCGCCGCGATGGAGTCAGTTGCTCCAACGCCACCGAAGGCTCCGAAAATAAAAAAAGCACCAGTTGTCCGCAAGACGACGGCAAAGCCTGCGGCACCATCCGTCACATTCGACGGAGTTTACATCCGGAATGCGTCGGGCGATGTGATTGGGATGCGAACGCGATGCAAAGCGTGCAGGATTGGCCGTTAGAAATCAGAAACAATCAGTTTGTCTTTATGGGGGACATGACATGACAGTGAAATTCATGGATCACACGCCGTTGCATCTGAAGCAACTGTGTTCAGCGGACAAGAAAGCAAAAGCAAGAGACCCTTTGGTTCAAGCAACAGTTCTTGCGATGATTCTGAAGATGAAAAAGTTTTCGGAGTACAACCTTGTTTCATCTGAGATAAAATGGACAAATGGTTCGATGCCGTTTTTTAACATCTACCCGCAGGTTGCTTCGGCATTGTGTCGAACGTCGCTGAATCTGAATGTTGACGCTGTGCCTAAGTCGATAGTTCAGGAACTGAAAACAATCTGCGTCAGGTTTTCTGAGTGCAGTCCCATAAAAAGGCGACATGGTGTCGGGTGGTTTTTCATGGACTTTGCTCCGACAAAAAAAGTGACGGAGATTGCGACTTTGTCGGACCAACTGAATATTATGTCTGGTGGTAAACCAGGTGGTTTTTCTGTCGCATATCAGACCGAGAATGACGTGTTTTCTTTCGCAGCAGAGTCAGGAATGAGTTTTTCTGAGTCTGAGTTGCTGTTGAAGAAGGATCTCGAGTCTGATGAAGAGGCTGAGTGTCGGAGGAAGATTGCAAGCATCGCTCTGGGCGTTCTGCTTCTCGCCGCAGACCCGGACTACATCAAGCCTGTGCTGTTAAAAGCAGACGAGGGCAAGGCAACACCGATTGAGGAGCGTATTGCGCGGGCGAAGAATCGTGGAGTGTTTGGATTCACGATTGGCGAGGATATCGAGCGATCCCCGCACTTCCGGAGACCGCACTTTGCGATTCGGTGGACTGGAAAGGGAGCATCCATCCCGAAGTTGGTCCCAGTGAAGGGGGCGATCATCGGGAAGGAGATTATGACAACAGTGCCAACTGGATTTGAGCAAGAGGTCAGTTAGTCGATAGTATTTCACTCACAGAACGGTTTTCACAGCGTCGTGAAACACAACAACCACAAGCCGAAGGATCACAAATGTCGAAGCAGTTTCGTTTCAGTATTAACGTCGAGTGTGACGTTCAGAACGCGGATTCCGAGTCGATTGCGCGGACAGCAGCGTTTGCGCTGCTGACTCAGATGCAGTCGGAGAAGAAGCGGGGTCGTCCGTCCTCGGATGTGAAGGCGACGATTACGGGTGTAAGCATTGATCAGCCGAGGTTCCGGGTGGACTCCAATGTCCGTTCGATGGCGCCGCGAACAATCGACGAGTCAGAAACGATGGACGTAACCGAACGCGACCAGTAAGTCTCTCCCCGAAAGCAGTCAGCGATTCCCCCGAGTCGCTGGCTGCTTGTTTCCTCTTGAATTCTCATTCAGTTTTGTTATCGTGCGGACATGGTCGCGTGCAAGGTGACAACGAAACATCCGGGTTAAACCCTGGACTAAAACCGTCGATGAGCTGCTTGCACCAGTTTGTCGGCGGTTTTTTTGTGGAGATTTGGTGATGGAAACTTCCGAACTAAGGCAGAGAATCCTTTTGATCGTAGAGTATGACCATGAGACAGGATTATTCAGGAGACTTGTTGCGTCGAAGGGATGCAGCCTAAAGATTGGATGGACAAAAGGCTCATTGAGTTATCGAGGCTACCGAAAGATGAACCTGCTGAAGAAGTCTTATGAACTTCATCGAATCGCGTGGCTAATTTATTACGGTGATTGGCCGAAGAAAAACATCGACCACATAAACGGAGACAAGTCCGATAATCGGATATGCAATCTGAGGGATGCGACAGTCGTGGAGAATGCAAGAAATTCCGGCATGAGCAGGGCAAACACTTCAGGTCACATTGGCGTCAGATATTATGAGAGATACGGAAAATGGAGGGCTGAGATAAAAGTGAACTACAGGAATATTCACTTGGGATTATTCGACACAATGGATCAGGCCATCGAAGCAAGAAAGTCTGCTGAATCATCTCACGGATTCCATCCAAACCACGGCAGGCAAAAACAGAAATGAAGCTCTCAGATCCACAATACAGAGTTTTGGTAACAGAGGCAGAATGGACGTGCTACGGTGGGTCGGCAGGATCGGGAAAGTCACATATCGTGACGCTTGACATGTTAAGGCACTGTCAAGGTCCGCATGCGAACCCGATGTTTCGCGGTTTGATCATGCGAAGAACTTACCCTCAGTTGACCAAGTCAGGAGCCCTGCTGGATCATTGCCGTGAGATGTATCGCCCATACGGTGCGATCTACAACCACACTCGCAACGAGTTTGAATTCCCGTGCGGGGCTAAGATTGCCTTGGGATCCTGTCAGTTCGAAAAGAACCTCGAGGACTATCAGGGAGCCCAGCTTGATGCGTTAGCAATTGATGAAGCCACGCAGTGGCCGCTAAAGTTCGTGCAATACCTCTGGGGTCGCGCGAGAAGCAAGTCCGGGATCAAGCCGAGAATGAAGCTCAGCATGAACCCGGATAATGATTCTTGGTTGTACAGATTCCTGTATTGGTGGCTGAATCCAGAGACAGGGTTGCCGATCCCCGAGCGATCAGGAGTCATTCGGCACTTCAGGTACGTCGAACCGGATTTTCACTGGTACGACGAACCTCAGTATGAGATCAACGAAGAGACGGGCGAGAACGAGTGTGTTACGACATCAGCGACGTTCATCGGCGCGACGCTGCGAGACAACACGCACCTGATGCAGTCAGACCCTGCCTACCGTCAACGACTCGAGCAAATGTCGGATGACGACAGGGATCGTTTCTTGAACGGCTGCTGGCTCGCCTCGTCAAAGACTGGTGCCGAGTGGGACAGAGAGCTCTTCACAAATCTCTACATCCCGCTGGAAAAGTTCCCCGTCCCGAAACACGCCAACGACATTGTCCGAATGTTCTGCGTCGACCCAAGCAAAGGGCGCTCCGTCAAGAAGGGCGATTATTCGGCAATTGTTTGCATGGCACAAACGTCAGAACTGGCGTATGTCGATGCTGACTTGAAACGACGATCGCCGTCGGAGATCATTGAGGACTTATTCCTGTTCTGCGATCAGGAACACCACCGGATCAGATCAGGCGACCTGATTGGGATTGAATCGACGCAGTTTCAGAGTATTTTTCGCGACCTGATCATGAACTACGCGGCGAATCACCCGGACTATGCCCTGTCGAAATACCTCATGTCTGGAGGGATCATCATTCCGGTCGAGGACATGCTGAAGAAGGAAATGAGAATTCGTCGAGGACTGGACAAACGGCTGACGCAGCGAGAGTTCCGGTTCCTCGAGAATCCGGGGACAACGCTGCTTCTGCAGCAGATTAAGCAATTCGACGGCATCCCGGGCGTCGGGAAGCACGACGACGGGCCGGATGCATTGGCAATGTGTACTCAGTTGCCGCGATATGAGCAGGAATACTGGGAAAATCTGAGGAAGGAGAAGTGACGTGAGTAAACGAGGATGCAGTCACTGTCGTGAAAAGTCGGATCCGGTGGAATTCGCGATTCAGACGATCTCGATGGTCGTCGACCAATCGTTTCAGCAGAACGCGAACATCGGGATTTACCGGCGCGCGGTGAGATCGACGTTTTGGTGGTGGAGGTTTCTTCGATGATCGCGAAATACCAGTATTCGGCGACCGTCATTTCGATTTACGACGGCGACACGATCACTGTGATGGTCGACCTTGGGTTTGGGTCGCACACGAAGCAGAAACTGAGACTGGCGCGGATCAACACACCGGAAGTCAGAGGCCCGCAGCGAGAGCAGGGGATTGCGGCGAGGGACTATTTGATCGCCCTGATGCCGGCG